GGCTCAGGAACGTTACTGAGGACATGCTCCTCGGTACCGACTTCACCGTACATCTTGACGTAGATGTCACGAAGCATCCCGTTGCTACGCCTCACACTGCCGCCCTTGGCAATGTGATCGGCCCGCATGGCAGCAAAGAATGCATGCATCGGGGCGAAGTAGCGAAATTCATTCATCATGCACGTCGCATACACTGCGACGGATGGGTGAAATTCTTCGTCAGGGATGTCAGTCGAGGACCAAGGTTTGTCCTGAATAACACGCTTGATCTCGGGAAACATCACAGCGTTGGCACCCTGCATAACGACCTGGCCGTTGTATAACAAGCAGGTGTAACCAACAAACTGAATGCACGCGTACCCTTCGTTGCTGGCAACTTTGAGTTTGGCATTCCAGCCATAATCCTTGAAAAACTCCTTGCACAATCGTCCATTGTCCAAGGCAAGGATATCCTCATCGAAGCCGCCAAGGGTGTCGTCTCCCTCGAATGCAAGATAAGCATCGTATCGCCTTCCGTCACGTGCGCTGACGTAAGTGAAACTTTTGCCCCTGTTCTTGATCAAGCTCTGGACCGCTGCTTCAACTTTGCCGGGCTTGACCATCAAGGTCAACCAAGCGAGCAAATTCTGAAAGAAATTGCCGCTGGATGTCACACGATCGCCGGACTCCCGCATGGTGCGCGGTAAGCTCAGCTTCAGTGTGCATGGTGCGCCGGCAGCGTCAACGTATCGCAAGACCCAAGTGCACGCCATGGTTCGGGCATCGATGACGCGGTAACAAAAACCAGTGTTGTCTGCGTCCGAATCAATATGGCCCAAAATGTGCTTGAAGATCTCGCACTCAGCGATCTTGAGGCGGTCATAGATGCCAAATTCAAAAGCGGTGAGATCATTCTCCTTCTTATTCTTGAAAGAATTAAGATTCGTAAAGATCTCGTTCATCTTCGAGTTCTTCACCTCATGCTTGATGCATGCATAGGGAAGATTGTGAAACATCACATCCTCGAAAATGGCCGCAGTCTTCGCCATCCCCCAAATCCTCGCATTGCCATGGTTGGCAATTGGCCGAGGTTTGTTCTTCTTCGTGACCTCTTTCTTCAAGAAGGCATCCACGAGAAGAGAAAAAGGGATGCTCTCATCGCCCGTCGCATTCAGGGCGTCTATGTGCATCTGCGCCTTCTGTTCCTCCGTTCTGTTCTTTGGCAAAACATCGGTGGTCTTACAAATGTACTTTTCCGCCGCGTAGATCCTGTCTTTCGTGAAGAGATGCTTCTTCAACGCTGCGACGGCCTCGTCAAAAGCCTTGGATTGTTCAGGCGACAAATCAGCCACGCCAACGCCGGTGTTGCGCATAGCTTCAGCGGAGACCAAATTCTCCGGGTCATTGTTGAACAAGTATTCCTTGACCTCTGATGTCTTTGGAAATCGTGATCGCGCTGTGCGAGCACCGACATCCCCTGAGGCAGTACGATTGTCCTGCACGTGGTCACCATGTTCACTGTGTACCACTGATGAGTGCAAGACGGAGCCATCCACATGCGCTCCCATCTGATCGTCGATTTCTGTGGCCTCTGTTGCGATTTGCTCTAACCCCGGCGGTGGTGGCACAGGAGGACTGGGTGGTTTCACGTTAGGCCGAGCCAATACGGCAAAATCCTCGACCTCACCCGCCTCATCTGCACTCTTTTCGCTCGCACTGGCATCGTCAGGCTCAATGGGCTTGTATCGCGTCCAGGCGAAACCGCATTCATCAAGTCCTGCTGTCAATGCTCCATTAGGCACTTCGCTGCCAAACACGAAATCGTAACATGTCATCGCTGGCATGCTGCAGGACACCTCGTCCATAATTGCAGCAGCCCCAACGGTGCACAATGCGTAAGCATAATCCTCCGCATGCTTTCCTTGTGACACCAAATTGGCTATTTGTAACCAATCGTTGGGCGGCTTCGTTCCGAAAATTGCCGTCGCTCCGGACTTACCCACAAGGCTGGCGGCAGCCTTGAGAATCTCTGTCGGAATGTAAATCTCCCGAACATCTTCACGGAGTCTGTAAAGATGTGGTGGGAAGAAGTCAAGATCTTCAGATTGAAATGCCTCCCATAACGCACAGGCCCTGTGGTATGCGAGTTTCAGTTTGAAGAGCTTGCTGTTGTTGTAACAACG